CGGTTTCAGCGCCGTCGATTTAGAATTTGTTGTCCCCGTCTCACTGGTTTCAACAGGTGCGATCTTGCCTAGTTTTTTCTTCATGCGCAAGCACATTTGTAGATACGCCACAAATATTCTTTGTGCTAAGGCGCATGGTGTACTCAGCGTTCTTCTTGCGGCGGATTGTCATGTACAGAGCCGCCCCGGTTTTCATCTTGGCCAGCATGTCAGGACGGGCGAACCCGATACACAAGCCGCCTGACTCAGCGTCAAGCGCCTTGTCCTTGAGGCTTGCAAGCTCGGCCAGAACCTCTTCCAGATCTAGCGTGGAAACGCTCAGTGTGCGCTGGCCTTCGGTCATGGCGCGGCTCAAGGTAGCCTGGATGTATTGCAGGGCTTTGCTCATGGCTTCACCCCGTTAAGTCTGGCGTATTGCGCGGCGTAATCATTCCAGCCGCGTGCGTATTCATCAGTAATGCGTTGCGGCTTTCGCTCAGCAGATGGCTTATCGAGAAGTGCGCGTAGTTCAATGCGGGCGTCTGTCCCATTCCAGTTTTCGGTAAGTCGCTCCAGCAACTCCCGCTCAACGCTCAACATCGGTTTATTGGTCATGGCTTAATCCTCAGTACGGAATGCATTTTTCGCAGTTGCCAGTCCAGCCATTTGAGCCGCAACCATCGCAGGTATACTTAGGCTCTGCTGCTGGCTTGAGTGCGTATTCAAAGTAATTGGCCGAGATAATCAGGTCATTTACCCTGCATGTCGTTGCCGCCTCTCGCAACAATCCCTCCAGCTCACCCGCCCGCTGCTCTGCGACGGTCAGGCGCTGTTGTAGGACTTCGACCTTTTCTTCTGATCGGTCGAAGTCGATACCGTATGCCTCGTAGGCTTTCTTGGTTCGCTCCAGCTCTTCCCGCAACGCATCCTCACGCTTTTCGCTTGAATCTCGATCCGTGTTAGAACGATTTACGAGAGAATCATAAAGCCTCTCCAGCTCAGCAACCTTCAACACCAGATCTTCGTATTTCGGTGGGGTATTCATTATTCAGCACTCCGGGCGCGGGATTTGGCGCAGGCTTTCCAGCCGATCCACATATCGGAAAAAAGGAAGTTCGGGTTTTTCTCCCAGTGGGCGCGGCAGGATGCCAGTTCGGCGGCTTCGTCGTAGGCCGGAAGGTCTGTTCGGGGGAATTCAATAAGAGTGCTGCTTCCTATCTCCGGGAATTCCTCGGTCATGATGTGAAGGCCGTGGGTCTTCTCGCCGTCATCCCCCTCAAGATCGCCAACCCACAGCAGGCCGTCCGTGTAATCACCGAACATCTGGTTTCCGTCGCCGCAATGCCCGGCGATCAATTCAATTACGTCTTTCCCAAGCAACATGGTTGTCGGAACTAAAGCGAAGTTATTTTTGGTGCTCATTTTCAATCCTCACACGGTTCGTTTGGTTCGCCTGGGTCGCGCATGTCCGGCATGCAGTCTTCAAGCTCTTCGTCGTCATCTTCCGGCGGATCAAGCGGCCGGTCGCCGATGTAGGGGTTCACTTCCCACGCTCGGCAAGCATGGCGTCGGCAAGCTCATAACTGTTCTTGGCGATCACCTGCGCTACGGTCAGGCCATGGCTGCGCGGGTCGAGGTATTGCGGGTTCACCAAGGATGTGTCAGCGCTGGTCATGATCGTTTGGCTGGCTTCGAACCCAGCCGCGAAGTAATCGCGGAGGCTTATGCCGTACCACTCGCGGTTATTTTCAGACGCTGGCATTGGGAATGCTGCATTCCCATCAACTTTAGTGCTCATATCCACCCCCGATGCGCAGCAAAAAATAGGGCCAGCAGCACCACGGCGGTGACGACGAGCATTTCAATGGGGCGCGGCATGTCGTGCTCGCCAACCATTTTTTCTCCCAGCGCCCGCTGGCGTTTGATATGGAGCTTTACGTGCGGCTCAGAGCACTTAACGGCTTGCTTTTTCATGGTAAGAACCTCAGCTCAGATGAAGGAAGAGACAAGCCCGAAGGCCATTAACACGGTGCAGAACAGAAGGGTCAGCGCAGCCTCAAAGCGGCTGCGGATCTTTTGAAGCGGGATAACTGAAAGGGTGCGCATGTCTTTCTCCGTTGTTAGTTGGTGTGTTGCTGCTTGGGACGAACTGTAGATGCGCACGCCACCACAGTCAAGCTAAACTAAATAATATTCCAAACTCACATCGGCACCATTGCAATCTGGATCGGTACCATATAGATTGGCTCCAGTCGGAACAAACCGCAGTAAGGAGTTGTAATGAACCTACGAAAAAGCGTGATGCTTGCTTTGGCAAGCAAAGAGATGAAGCAAAAGGATTTGGCTGATCAGCTCGGCATGAGCCAGGGCAGCATGAGCCAGCTCGTAAATCAAAAGTCCTGCACTGGCGGCACACTTCAGAAGCTGGCTAGCGCCTTTGGTATGAAGGTCAGCGACTTTGTTGCGCTTGGGGAGGATTAGCCGTGACGATCACAAGGGCGCCGCGCCCTGAATCAAACTTCTACATCCTCGATAAGCGGATCAGTGAAGACAAGCGGTTGAGCTGGGGAGCAAGAGGGCTACTGATATTCCTTTTGGGCAAACCAGATAGCTGGAGCGTGTCAATAAACCATTTGCGCGATGAGACAAAATCCACGGCGAAACCTACGGGACGAGACGGGGTTTACGGCCTTTTGGATGAGCTGATTCAGTCAGGCTATGTGATCCGTTCACAAGAAAGGGCTGATTCTGGCGGCTTCGCAAAAAACGCTTACACGGTACGAGAATCACCGCTTCCTGATTTGCCGTATACGGCTAACCCGTATCCGGCAAATCCGACGCTAGTAAGTACTGATAAAAACCAAGGACTGAATAAGATCAAAACATCTTCGCCGAAACGGCTCAGCGATGACACGTTTGATGTGTTCTGGAAGGTATACCCGAAGAAGGTTTCAAAGGCTGACGCGCTTAAGGCGTGGAAAAAGATTGATGCCGACTTGCTTAGCACCATCAGCGCAGCCCTGCTGAATCACATGAACTGCGAGCAGTGGGTTAAGGATAACGGGCAGTTCATCCCGAACGCCGCTACCTGGCTGAACAAACAGAAATGGGAAGACGAGGTAAAGCCTTATGTCGCAGGACAACCAAACACCGGAACAAGTGGGCAAAGCCGCACTAGCCTCGTTGATCGCGTCCGCCAAGCGAACGCCCACCTACTCGACGACGAGCCACTGCCGTACGTCGACGACCGAGACTGGCCAGAGTTCGACGGCCTCCGCGAAGTTGATGGGCAAGTTGTGGGTTCTGATGACGGAGATGTACGGCCATAAGTGGACAAGCGTTCACGGGGAGTCGGATGAATCAGGAACGTGGTCGAAGGTGCTGGGCGACTTGACCGGGCAGCAGGTAGCGATTGGCATGCAGTCTTGTGCAACCCGCACCGGGGATCAGGCGGCGTGGCCACCATCGGCGCCAGAGTTTCGGGAAATGTGCCTTGCGGGCGCCAACAACCTGGGCATTCCTGATGTTTGGCTGGCGTGGCGTGAAGCGGTAGAGGCGAGCAGCAACCCACGGGAGTGGAAATTCTCGCATCCGATTGTTCACGAAGCAGGCCGTTTGACGGATTGGTACAGCATCCGCACAGGAACGCCAAAGGCAGAGACCGTTCAGAGGCGTTTTGAGAAGCGCTACGCCGATTTAACGGCAAAGCTGCATCGTGGGGAGCCTTTGGTAGATGGGCAGCTTCTACTGGCTCAGGAGAGCGCTGGAAGCGATCTTGAAAAGTCAGAACGATTGAATGAATTCCTGATCCAGCAGCGCATAGGTGATCAGGGCTTGGCAGACAAAACACCTGAAGAGTTGCGCATAGAGCTTCAGGCAAAACTTGGAATTAAGCGATGAAGCCGAAAATTAGACCGCTGCGGAACCTTGGGCCCTTAGACGGCCCGTGGTTTGAGTGCAAAGGGTTCATTCCCGGCACGAAACTTGAGGGATGGGGCTATGGCCGAACCATCGAAGAAGCATACGAAAGCTGGCTTTCCGAAGAAATCCTATTCTGAGGCCGCCATGAACCTACTTCTACGGATTAGCCTTGTTATAGCGCTGGTGCTGAGCTGGGCACTTGTTGAATCGGCCGCGTGGGCACTGATCAGTTTCTGTCTGGCGCCGCCGTTACTGGTGCTGATCGAGTTCGCCGGCCGCCATGTTGAGCCGAAAATTAAACGCAGTGGAGAATGAACATGACAAACGCAATCGAAGTGACCAAACGTGAAATGTTCGACCGCCTAGCAAAAGTTAAAAAAGAAAACGCCAGAGTGGCGGGCCCTAAGTACCAGATGGCCGGGCTTGAGAGCGCAATAGAATATCACTTGGAAGCCTTGCGCCAAGAGATTGAAGGTCTTCGTGGCGACGTGAAGAGCGCTGAGCACGAAGTGGAAAGGCAGAGAGTTGCGCTGAATGTCGCGGGCGACGAGTTGCGCCGCGCTCAATCGCTAAACCGTAGCTATGCGCGGCAACTGGCCGGCACCCAAGAAAGCCCGGCGCTGATGACGGTTCTCGGTGCCCTTGTGGATGCGCAGCGGATCATGACTGACTGGCTGGTGCCCGATGGCGTCCGCGCCCGCGACACGGTGAAGGCGCTTCTGCCGGTGCTGGATAATCAGGCCCTGGTGCTGGCAATGCGTGAATTCGAACAGCCAAAGACCGGCGAATAAATCAACAGGCCCGGCGCAATCCCGGCGCCGGCCATGACCAGAGTGAAGACCATGACCGATAAAAAGAAACGAACCCGCGTACAAATTGGATGCAGCATTTTCTCTGTGTTCTGGCTCAGCGCCGCATGTGTGGCGTTCATCGCAAGCACGTTGTACCGGGCAGTAATAGCGCTGGGGTGGGCATCATGAGCGACCATAGCGAATTGAAGACAGCCGCAACAAGAGTCGTTGAAGTTCAGGCGTCGCAGGATGTTCCGATTGGTAAGTTGTGGGATGAATTTGATTCGTTGGCAAGCCCCGAAGCAGTGCTGGCGTTGATTGCCGAGGTCGAAGCGCTTCGCAAGGATTCCGATCGGTATAAGTGGTTGTCCGTAGAAGGAAACTGGGTTGCTCGCATGTTCGGAAAGTGGCGCGCCCATGTTGGCGAATATGGCGACTCAGCACCGACTGAATGGCACGATACTCGGGAAGAGGCAATCGACGTCGCCATGACCAAAGGATCCAAACCATGACCCGCCAAGAAGCCTTTGAAGTGATTTACGCAAAACAGCGCGAAGTTCCAGCGAAAAGCCTTGTGCAATACCGGCACAAGTCGAAGGACGGGTACAACCTGCCGCAGATCTCCAGCCATTACCGGACGTACTGCGAAACGCTGGATTCGATTGTGGTTGACCTGACAATGCTCAACGTCCAATACGCCAGCTTCAACAACGTTTATTGTTATGGTGTTGTCGATATTCACAAGAGAATCAATGCCGCTGGCGTGAAGGTGAAGTCATGACCCCTGACTGGGCGCAATGCCCCAACGGGACAACTCACTGGGCGCCAGCAAGCCGCCGTTTTCGGGAATGCTGGTTCAAGCACGACAAGGGCCAATGGTTCTTTATGCCCAAGGGGCTTTCCAGCAAGTGGTTGCCGATGAATAACGCGCCGAGCGTTCGCCGGATCAGCGGGATGAGGGTCAGGCCATGATCGATCTTCGACCGGTTTTCATTCTGGTCGAGGGCGACCCGCGCGGTAAGGGTCGCCCAAAGTTCGCCAGGCAAGGCGGGTTCGTCCGGGTCTACACCGACGATAAGACCATGCAATACGAGGCCATGATTCAGATGGAAGGGTTTCGGGCCATGAAGGGAAGGCCGCTCATGACGGGCCCGGTCAAGATCGAAATGGAAATACTGCACCCGGTGCGCGCGTCATGGAGCAAGGCAAAGCGCGCCGGGGCACTCGATGGATCCATTGGGGCAACCGTGAAGCCAGACATCGACAACGTGGAAAAGATATTTTGTGACGCGCTGAATGGCTGTGTGTGGGTGGACGACACGCAAGTAACGCTGGTAACGAAGTCGAAGAGGTTTTCAGAAACGCCGTATGTTTCAATCCTCATAACGCCGCTTGATATTCAATCGGCACAAACCGTATGATCACCCGGCAGATCGCTACATCGGTCACGCCGGGTTGGTCGCCCTTCACTGCCGCCAGGCTTGGCGTTAAACAGCCCGAAGGCCCACGATACGGGCCAACGAATAAACCAGCGCCAAGTGCCCGCACATGCGGAACTGCCGAGGAATCCTCGGGTGTTAGAATCGTCTTCATCAGCTGTGAACTCTGTGGCGTAATCGGTAGCGTTGCAGGTCAGCGGGGAAACCCGTACCGGAGAGACGATGCCGGGGGTGCAGGTTCGAGTCCTGTCAGAGTTCACAGCGGTACAGATGAATGCGCAGGCTGATGCGCAGAAGCAGAGGGCGCAAGGGAGTCAGTAGTTTTCCATTTGAAATCAGCCGTTGGCCGTAAGGCGAGACGAGGAATCAGCACACTATTGGCACCTGACAACTAAGGCCCAAAGCAAAAATGGAAAGCCGAGATCAGCGCCGGCCATCTGCATCAAGCGCCGACAGCTAAGAGTTCGGACCAATCCCCAGCTTAAAACCCTGGGGCTTTTTAATGGGCGCTCGGTTAGAATCGAGTTCTCTTTTCCAGACCAGCAATGTAGGGGCAAGCCAATGACCGAACTTGAAGAGGCATTGCAAGACCTTGAGCTTGAGGCCGGCGAGCAGTAAAACACCGACGACATGTAGTCAGCTGCATTGATCGTTTACACTTGGATCAAGCTGCCAGCAGCAATAAGAACCATAACCCGGCGCCCAGTCGGGTTTTTTATATCTGTGATATGCCGCATTTGTGGCGTGAGGGGGTCAAATGGTTGAAGGCGACGAAATGAACTCGCTACCCGTGAGGGTCAGAAAGATGGAGCAGAGCATGCACACGCTAAGCCACAGGATGGAAGCCATCGACAAGGAGCGTCTGCCGTACCGTCTTAGCTTTGTGGAGCAGTCAATGCTTCAAGTGCAGGACGAGGTTAAGGAAATTAAACAGCTCACGCGTGACGTGGGGGCGAAACTCGACAAGGGGATTGATGACCTGAGTACAAAGCAAAACGACAACTACCAACAACTCAGGGCCGAGGCCGACAAGAACCGATCGTTCATCCGGGGCATATGCTGGGCCGGTGGTGCGATAATGGTTGTGGTACAGCTCTTTCCGATACTAAAAGAATTGGTTCGTCACTGGGCCAGCTAAAGAGGAATTGCAAAATGTCTTCAAGACTCGATGACCAGCTTCGCGTAATGGGCCTTATGTTCACCGCCGAGCATGGTGCAACAGCCGTCGCAACAGGCGCTGCACTCGCAATCGGATTTGTCACAAGCTCAAAGCCACTCATTGCGCTGCGCCGTACATACTCAAGCTCGGGCAATCTGCTGACCGTAAGCCTGTATGAGGTCACATTTACAGCTGGCGCCAACATCCAGCGCACCTATAACCGCAACCTGGCATCCGCCAACGCAAGCCCCGTTCAAATTAAGGCCGGCGTCACCTTCACCCCCAACACTGCAATCGCCAGTGTCGTAGCACGCGGATTGACAGGCGGCAAAAATGCGCAATTAACCCTACCTGACGAAAACCCGCTGATCCTCAAGCCAAACACCAGCTACGTCCTGCAATTGATAAACGGTGACGATGACGCTGCTGACGTTGGCTTTCAGATCAACATGCGCGAACAGCAACCTTCTGACCTATCGGTGTAACTCATGGCCGGGCGACCAACCAAATTTAGAACCGAGTACGTAGAGGAAGCCAAACGCCTGTGCCTGGCGGGGGCAATTGATGCTGACTTGGCCAAAGCCTTTCACGTTTCCGTTGGCACAATCGCCACATGGAAATATCAATTCCCTGAATTCTTAGAGGCCATAAGGGTCGCAAAGCCCGTAGCAGACACGAACGTCGAGGATTCGCTGTACCGTCGAGCCATGGGT